TATGTTTTTCTAAGCCCTTGAGATTGTATGTGAAATTGTGAATAGAATCTTGAAGTTCGAGTTTTTGTCCTCTAAAGTATTTTTCAGGATCGCTTTTCATTAAAGCGTTTTCATTGATGTCGAGTTTGACATTAGCAATCTTTCTGGAATAATCAATAGCTTCATCCAAATCTTCGGTCGATTCTTTCCTCAAATCTTCAGTTGAGTCAATAACTAATCTTTCCATTCTTTCCAGCATCTTAATCATTTTCTCCCCCATCTCTTGGTACAATTTCATCTGTCTTCTGAAGAGGTTTTCGGAGCTGTGATGAATATGTTTTTCTAAGCCCTTGAGATTGTATGTGAAATTGTGAATAGAATCTTGAAGTTCGAGTTTTTGTCCTCTAAAGTATTTTTCAGGATCGCTTTTCATTAAAGCGTTTTCATTGATGATTGGCTTACTGTCAATCTTGTTGCTTTCATTGAGCATTGCATCAACGGCTGCTTGTAACTCTGAATCTTCTCTGAATTGTTGTTTGTTCATTTGACTGTTCTCCTTTGTAAATGTGTTTGTAAAAAAGGGGAGGAGGGTGATCTCCTCGCTCCCCTAATTTGAAGGTTTGGTGTTATTCCTACTTCGTGATCCTAATCAATATTAGGAAGACACATCTGTTCCAACTAGGTTGGAAACAACAAATGTGCGGAAGTAGAAGTTACCGTCCTGCGATCCAAAACGATCGTTACCGCTTCCGTCGGTTCCATCCACAAATGGGTTGGCACGGACACCGTAACGAGTTTTGAAGCCGATGCGAGGCTGGAAGTCGTTTTCACCAACCGCACGAACCATTGTCAACGGAACATAAGGGCAGTAGAAAACACCAGCGTCGTAAGGGTTGGAACCACGGTAACCAACTGTTACACGCTCACCTGAGACATACGGATCGACATAGACCTTCATTCGACCGTTGAGCATACCTGCAAAGAGGTTGCCTGTCGGATCGACATCAAGATCAGTCTGCATTGCCGGAGCGTAGTCAAGTTGACCAGCAGCCGCCATTGCTGATGCCACATTGGATGAGGCCAGAATCCAGTTACCCTTTCCACGGCGAGAACGAAGAGCAATTTCGTTAGCTTCGACTTCAAGCTGATAGATCAGAGCCTTGTACTTTTCAACTGACCAACGACCATCGGTGTCTGCTGAAAGGTCGAATGTTTCGTCCTTGGCCGGACCACCTTGCTCGGCAGCAAAGTTGATTCCGTCAATGATTTCGCGGTTGATTTCAGCAAGAATTTCGGTTGACAGAATGTTGGCTAGTTCGGACTCGGCATCAAGACCATGCACAGACTTCAGGTCTTGGGCAAGCTCCATTGTGTAGGTTGCTCGCAGCGCACGGGTTTTCGCTTCGACCGATGTCTTGGTGATCTCAAATCCCATTTCACCGAATCCGGAATTGGAACCAGCAGTATCACGACGACCTGTAAGTGCTTCACCAGTTTGGGTGTTAAGAGCACTTCCATCGTTGGCTGACTGGTCACCAGAGAATGCGGTGTCAGGTGATTCTTGGGCTGTTCCTTTTCCGTAGAAAAGAGCTTCGCCTTCGTCTGTGGCAGAACCAGCAGAAGGTGACTTGTAAAGGCTCTTCATCGCGAAGATAAGGCCAGTCGGCTGATTCATTGGTTGAACGCCAGCGATGTCGTAAGCAATAAGGTTCGGCATTGCTCGACGAACGAGCGAGATCAGAACCGGATCGTACTTGTCGATTGATGCGGTAGTGTTTTCGGCTTCAGAAAGAAATTCGCGTTGTGACTTTTCTTCCTTGAGAGCGCGTTCTTGGTTTTCAAGTAGGGCGGCTGTAACAGCACGCTTGTACTTGTCTTTGATGGGAGCGACATCCTTGTGATCAAGGAGCCCCTTCCACTTTTCGATTGCGGAATCTGTGTTAAACATTGTTGTGTTTCTCCTTTAGAGTGTTTGAAAAATATTATTTATTTGTTCACTTGTTTTGAGAGTGCTTGCATATATCTTCCCATAGCAGAGTTTGGATCAATTTCGTCCTCTTCCTCGTCTTCTAGCCGAGTTTGGACTTCTGTGTATTCGGAGAGCGTCTCTCTACTCTCTTCTTCGTTGCTTTCACTCAACCCATAATTTTGATTCTTGCCAAAGTAGGTCTCTTTGATCAAGTTGACCTTTTCTTTGAAATTTTCCTCGGTCTCAAACTCAAGGTTCTTGACCAGCTTCTGGAATCGATCAGCGTCAGTTGCAAACATTCCTTCACGAGCCTCACGAATGATCTTCTCCTTCTGTAGAGATTCGACCATTTCTTCAAGCTCTTCAATTGTTTCTGATTGCTCTTCGGCTTTTTCTTCCAGTTCGGTAGCCTTGGTTGAGATATCTTCATAGATGTCAACCTTGCCTTCTGGCATCTCAATGTAATGCTCTTCAAAGACATTCTTGAGTGACTCAATGAATGACTCAGAAATTTGAGTGCGAATCTTGTTGCTGATTGATTCATCGTTGGCTTCCATCCATGATTCAATCACATGACCGATGTAGCCATCAATCTTGGATGCCATTTCGTGGAAATTCTGCTCAATCTGTTCGTGAATATGATTCTCATACTCTTCACGAATTGATTCAACTTCCTTTTCCAACTTCTCTGACACCGCAGCCTCAAAGATTGTTGCAGCTTTTTCTTTGAATTCTTCGGACAGAGTTTCGTCTGATTCAATCAATTCGTTGAGAGACTGACTTGAGTCTTCGTCATTCTCTTCGTTGACTTCGGTTGAGATATTGGCATCCACCAGAGTGTTGACTCTTTGTGATACTTTGGCGACCGAAGACTGAATCGGATCATTGATCAGATTGGATAGTTCTTGAAGTTCTTCTTCGTTCATTTCACTCAGACGATTCTGAAGACTTGATAGGACATCATTGTCTTGATCGGTGTCTTCTTTGGCCATCTGGAAAGAAGCATTCTTCATAATGTTCTGAAGTCCTGAAACCTGATCAGGCGTGAACGAATCATTCTTCTCATAGTAATCAACCAGTCCCTTACCAAAATCTTTGGTCTTTTTGTCCTTACCGTTCTTGGCAAGCTTTTTGGCAGCCGCCAGAACTTCAGAGTCTTTCATTTTGGCTTCGTTGACTTGTTCGCCATTTTTGGTAACATCTTCTTCAATATAATCGGCGTATCTAAACATGAGCCAATCATACTCGTTCACATTGTCCGGAATTTCTTCCAGAGCATTGTTGAAGTCGTCACCTTGAAGGAAGATTCCTCTTGAGCCGGGACGATCAATCGCAATGTAACTGTTGCGAAAGCTAATTTCAACCTCAGTTCCTCTGGCTCTTTCTCTCTCGGCATACCGTTTGACATCGCGAGCCATACTTGAAGAAACCCGAGATTCATTCATCTCCTTCTCGTCCTTTTCTTCTTCTTCCTCGTCTTCCTCCTCGTCTTCCTCCTCGTCTTCATCTTCCTCTTCTTCCGGAAGGACTTTAGACTTTGACTTCATTTTCTTCTTTTCACCACTCACATAGTAGGCAGGAGAAGCTTTCTTTTTTGCTCCAGTCTTGCCGCCGGGAGTCATTTTCTTCTCTTCTTCAAGTGGTGTAGAATCTACTGTTTCTTCTGATTCTTCTTGATTATCTTTTACTTCTTCTTTGCCCATGATTGTTTGAATATTTGAATGTTTGGAGAGGAGTATTTTACTCAGTCTCGTTTAGGTCAAGTTCCCATTTTTTAGAATTGAAAGAAATTTCTCAAAGGCTTTTACTTGAGCCTCTGCCAGTTGTGCTTTGGAAGCTTGATGAACTTCTTGACGAATTTGATCAATCTGTTCTTCAATTTTACCATCCTCAGTCACAAAAAACTCTTTACCCTCCATGATTCCATTGACAAATGCATCCTGTGCTGAAGGGTCTTGAACGATGTCAATAGTAGCCAGCGAGAAATCGTTTTTGACATAGGTCTTTCCATTGCGTTCTTCGATTGATCCCATGCCCCGAGAAGAAACACCAAGGCGAACACCGCCTTCAATCAGCCCCGAAACAATTTTGCCCATCGGAGTGTTGAGAATCTGGGCTTTCCCGACCACATTGTCACCATCCCAGTCGAGGTTGGTGATCCGATGGCTGACCTTGTCCAGATTGATTGTTGGCCCGTCTGGGTGATTGAGTTCACCGACGGCTCGTCCAGTTGAAACTTGCTCTTTGACATACCGATCGACAGCTTCGTTCAGAATCTTTTTGGGGTAGATTCTCTTGTTCCGATTTTCTTTTTCGGCTTGCATGAAGACACCCTCAATGTAGACAGATTGAGTTCCGTCTTCATTCTTTTCGGTGAGGTACTGGACCTCATCAATATGTTCGCAGATAAGTTTCATTTAGGGATAAGCTATTCTTTGTCTCCGTAAAGAGATTGGGCCACAGCTTTCTTTTTGGAATTGATCGCTTCCTGATATTTCTCACTAACGATTCGCTCAAAAATTTGATCAGCCTTCTTGCTGTCTGACGACAGAATCGCAGCAGTAAGTTCTACAGAATTTTTTTGTGTGTTTTTACTTGACATTTGTTTACTTATTTATGATTTTACCATCTTCGACCGCCACCTTCTTTGTCAGTCTCTATTTCGCCTTCTTTTTTCTCATCCTCGATCTGCTTTTTGACCCTTTGAATTTCTTCGTCATCCATGTGCAGAAGGTTCTTTCGGACCCAATCACGGGAATAGTATGTCCCTACATACTCTTCCAGATCACGAAGAATGTTGAGGCGATCCTGAAGGATTTCGTAATCTTTGAGTTCGTAGAAATGATTATCCTTGACAAAGTCAACCTTGATGTTTTGAACCATGTCTTCCCAGTCACTTTCTGAAACAATCCCTTTCAACTGAAGTTGAATTTTGAGGGCATTTAGAAAGATGTAGGAAAATTTACGGCGTAGCCGATTGATGAATTTCTGGAACTTGACCTCGTCTCGATTGATTTCGGTTGCCCGACCTGTGGTGAACATTTCTTCAGGTTCTAGTCGGGTCTCGGGAATGTTCAGTGACTTGTAGAGCTTTTTCTGGAAGAATATGATGTCATCAATCTGACCAAGGTTGTCGCCTCCCGGCAAGGTATCAATTTCGGTCCCTCGTCCTCCTTCACGACGAGGCAGCCAGAAGTCTTCCATCATGCTCATGTGATGCTTCTGATCCTTGATGTTACCGCTATTGGAATCGTACACGATTTTGTTTCGGTACTTGGCCATCAGCTTGTTGACATATTCCTCGGCTTTACCCTTGGGTAAGTTACCAACATCAACATAAAAGATTCGTCTTTCGGGGGCTCGGGCCAGTCGATAGATCACCAGAGCATCCTCCATCATCCGAAGTTGATTGACAACTTTCAGAGCCTTGTGCAGATGGGAAAGAGTCTTTTGCTTGGATGAATCCATCAGTCCACTGGTGACTCGAATGATCGAATCTTTGGAGACCTTGAGACCTTGATTTCGATTCAGTTGTGAGCCTGAAACTCCGGCTCCAGTCATTCCTCTCATCTGGGTGTTGGATGTGTGCAGATGAGAAACTTCACTGTAAATGTAATACTCTTGTTCTGTTTCGGTAATCTTGGCTCCGGTAGTCTTGTCAATTTCAGTCTTGACTTCTCTGACCTTCTTGATGTTGATCGGGTCAATCAGACGAAGCTCTTGGATTCCTCTTTTGACATTTTTTGAGTCCACCACCACATGGTAGTAGAGTCTTCCATCTACATACCAGTTACGAAAAATGTCGGCTCCGTTCTCTGCAAAATTCATCATCTTGAGAATCGCGTCAAATTCTACTCGAATCTTGTCTAACACTTCTTTATCATAGTCAAGATCGTCCAGTACAATTTTGACCGGATCACCTTTTTCCAAAGATGCAATCGCTTCGTCAACGATGTCTTGAATTGCCATGTCGATCTCAGGGTGCTCGGCAGCGGCCCGATACTTGAGAATCAGGTCTTTGGTATTGGTGGCATGGGTTCCATAAATGTCGTAATATTGCCCAAAGTAACCACCTGCGCTGATTGTGGCGACATCATCCTCTTCGTTTTTGGGGACAAAGGATTTGATTTCTCCACTCTGCTTCTTTTGGTCATTTCTTTTTTCGATCTGCTTGGTGACTTCGTGACCAAAAAGCTTTTCTTCCACTAACTCAATGGGTTGTGGTTCCTTATTGTTATCAAGATTCAATTTTATTTCATTCATATCTAATTCAATTATTTATCAATTCAAAAGACCCCGAGCCACATTGATATTGACTCGGGGTCTCTTTCAAAATATGAAAACCGATTACACGGTTCCACTGATTCCGATGTTCACACCACCAACATTCACATTACTGCTGATGAATGTATCGGTTGAATCACCGTCGGTTGAATTGGATGTCCAATATTGATAGGCCCATTCACAAGTGAACTCTTCAACGGCATCGGTGCTGTCATAAGATAGATCAATTGGCGATAGATTGACCGGAAAAGCACCTACGATCTTGTATGTCTTGACCACAGCAAACTGATGGTCCAGTTGCTGGACGAACAGATTAGACTGATAGTCAGAAGGATTCACCGAAGTGGCTAGATTGTTGACATGGCTGTTGATGCTGTTCATCCAATTTTCAAGAGCGGTACGAATATCAAAACTGTTGTCATTGATAATCGTAGTTGTCCAATTTTCAAAGGTACGATCACCTGCGATCTTCAGTTGTCTTCCGCGAAATTGTACTTCGATCGGATTGACAACAGAAGTCGGAAGATCAGCCCCTTTGGTCATAAAGGATGCTTCTTCAATTGGAATTCCAGCAGGAACACCGGGAGGATTAGAGATTATTACTTTGAAGAGATTGGGACGAGCCCCTCCTCCTTGTAGTTTGGATTTGAAATCGTCGATTCGTAGTGACATATAAGTTGTTCTCCTTTCTTTTATTTATTATGTTCAATCAGAATTGACCAACAACTTCGTTGAATTCAACACCTGTACGGGTTGCTACGAAATTGAGGGTAATGAAGTTGATTGAACGAGCAGGTTTGATATAGATGTCGGCCACAAATCGATTGGTATCAATGACTTCCGGAGTGTTGTTTGTTTCGTCACAAACGACAAGGAAATCAGTAATGCCTCGACGACCTTGAACATCTCTCAGGAAAGGTTCAACAAGATTGCGGAACTGTGCCCGAGTGAACTCGTCGTTCAGTTCAAACAATGAGTACTTGGATGCTGTGCTGATTGCCTTTTCAAGTACAATGAACAGTCGGCGAACATTGATTCTATCAAAGGCTGATGGTCTTGAAAGACCTGTCTTGTCGCCAAACAGAATGATTCCTTGGCCGGGGAACGAAACGACCGGATTGATTCGAGCCTTGTACAGCTCGTCACGGGCATTCTGTTTCGGATTGAAACCAAGTTTGGCAACTCCAAGCAATTGACCACGATTGTAGCCAGCCGGAGAGAACCAAGGATCGCGTGTGTTGTCGGTGCGAGCGCACAGACCAGCAATCGATCCTGATGCCGGAATCCAGATGTATTCGTCTGCATACTTGTTGTAGACATAAAGAGGAGACGAATCAAATACAGCGTAACTGGTAGATGGCAGTTTGTTGAACTTGGCCAGAACTGTATCCAATTTGGAATCATCGGTGGCTTCATCCTTGACATTCAGATCAGGAGAAATGAATGTCACACAATCTTTGCGTCTTTCAGCCACTTGGATCAATTTGTTGGCAATAGTGATCGAAGCATTGGCATCATTTTCGGCAAAGAGAAGATTGAGATCAAGAGTCTCAGCATCAGTGAACTGATCCAGAGCTTCAACTACTCCGTCCTTGGAATTTTCGTCTACCCCACCTGAAAGAGAGACCTGATAAATTGATCCTCCTCCGGGATAAGTTGAAGAGAATTCTGTTGCTGTTCCGTCTGCGATTGGATCGTCGGCTCCTGTGATGATGCTGTCCAGACTATCGGCGATGATGTATCGAGACGATGTGTTGATGATGTTTTTGTAGTAGTTGGTTGCTCCGTTTTCTTTCTTGGCATCTGAAGCAACCGAGACATTTTCGTAACGCTCCAGAATTGTGCCGGGAGTTCCGGAAAAACGGCCATCTTCATCAACCACCAGAACATGAATTTCATCACCTTCTACTCCGTACTTTTCAGCATAGGCTGATGTACGAGGAGCATTGATGATTGACTGCTCAAAGTCAACAGTTTCAACCGGACCATAGACAAATGGTGAACCACTTGTGGTGTCTATTGTTTCTCCGACATACTCTGTGGCATCAAAGACTTCTGAAATCCCTGAATCTGTGTAAAGAGTGAACAGAGTTTGATCACCTGAATCAGTAACATCTCCGGCATAGAGACGAGTTGTTTCCAGCTTGTCAATAAGACTTCCGTTGTCTTCAACATCACGGATGGCGATTTCAACACCGTCTTGAATAGTTTCGTCAGGGTCTTCGACGGTCACCACAACTTGATTGGCACAGTCAATAGAAATGTCAGCAATGGCAAATCTTGTCTGTGTGTCGGCTGGCTGAACCATTACCTTCAGCGAATTTCCAAGATCGCCGGGATATCTGGCATAGAAATTGGCTGTAAGTCCTGATTCTGTTTGACTTTCGTAATGGTCAAGATTCTTGATAAGAGCACCAGTTCCTTCAGAATCGGCGTTCAGAGCAGAATCTGAATCAATGGCGCGAGACACCAGAAGTGCTCGACCATACCGCAGATATGTTGCGGCAGTGAAAAATGACTCGGCGGTGTCCTTGTTCGGTGTGCCAAAATTGCGAGCCAGTTCTTTTTCTGAGGACAGATTGACAACTTCGTCAACCGGACCCCAACTGAACCGACCTGCATAGGCACCGATTGAAGTAGATACCGCCGGAATGATGTTGGTGAGATCAATTTCGTTGACCTCAACACCGGGAGATACTAGAAAACTCATATTGGTTTACTCCTTCGCTGGTTTGAATGTATGATTGTGTGTGTGATGATTTGATTTATGACAAGGGTCATAATAAGGAGTTCACGATTGTATCAATATGAGGTATTTATGAAAATCACAAATTAGACCAATTTTCAATTGAGTCTTTCATTTCAGCATACTCAGGAGGGAGGGAATCAAACTGATCATTGTTGGAAGAGATGAAACCGAAGTCCAGCATCTCGTCCTCGATCTGCTGCATCTGGTGGGAGAATACAATGTCCCTAAGTTGATTCTCATCATACTCACCAAAAGCTTCGGTAGAAACAAACCATGCAAAAAGAACCAAAGTCATCACCAGATCGTCATTGGTATTTCCTTGGGCCTGATAGGATGTCCCTTTGGCCTCAAAGGAGCATAGTTCTGAAATGGTTTCAGAGTCCCATATTTGAAGGTTGCCCGATTCAATCAAATCCTTCAGATTTGACATTCCCACACTCTTGATCTTTCGAGTTGTGGTGACTCCGATTCCTCCAGCCTTGATCGCCGATTCGACAAATGTGTTTTCATACTCAAAATCATAGTACATACTGTTACAGACTACTTGGCCGGGACCATTGTTCTCGATCAGAGCAATTGCATTGTTGTAATTTTGTGCAACTTTAAGAAGAACATTGGGTAGCAAAAGAGGTGAAATCTTATTGTCGCTGAATGAGGCTACCTGCTTGAAAGGGCGGGATGTGATATCAATGACCGAAAACGCAGAATAGTCTTGACCTCGTCCCTGTGAAACATCGACCGCCATCAGATAGATATGACCTTCAACTGGTTCTTCAAAGACTCGGAGAGAACCTGAATGGGTTTGCTTTTTGGGCTGTCGGGATTGCAAACTCAACAGGGTATCTGATTCAATCAGAGTATTGGATGTCCCCAGAAACTGATTACCAAACTCCTGTTTGAATTGAACCTCTGAGGTGTTTGCGATTGTTTGTTTCTTCCACTCTTCGTCTCTTCCCGGCACATCCCACCAATCCACACGGAATGGTGCATATTCGTTGGTTCCTTGAACCGCACCCTCCCAGAGATTGTAAAACATATTGCCGATTCCATTGGCCGTCGATGTGATCACGACCTTGGTGTCACTCCCTGACGAGATAACAGGATAGGTCGAAGTGTAGAATTCGGTAGCATTGTTGACAAAGGCAAATTCGTCAAGAAACAGGGTCGAGACCGAAAGACCTCGAATTGAGCTTGATGAAGTAGCAGCCGCCACAATGTTGGAATGATTGGAAAATTCTACCGAAAATTTGTTCAGTGCTCGACACCCCGGCTGAAGGAAAAAAGGAATATTTTCCAGAGCCAATGTGATTCGGGATAACATCTCTTTGGCAATTGCTGCTTTGTTGGCCAGAATGGCAATCGTTTGTTCAGGTCTAAAGAGGGCGGTCCATAGAAGATAGGCCACACTGGTGATTGATTTTCCACTTTGGCGACAAGCCAGAACGATTGAAAATCGATTGTCATTGAGGTGATTGAGCATATCCTCTTGATAAGGATACAAATTGAATGGAACCAGCCCTCTGTCGGGATGGATCACCTTCATGTATCTTTGTGCAAAATAGACAGGATTATTGGAACACTTTATGTACTCTTGCAATTCTTCTTGGGAATACTGGTGTTCAATTCCGTCTCGTTTGATATTGGAATTTCCTAGATAGGAAAGCTCATTATTGGTCTTCTGTCTCTGCATATTTTATGTTGTTAGGGTCTTTCAAAAATTTCTGAAGTTCAGCGGTTGATCCAATGAACATTGTATTATTGGTGGTGTTGCTATTGCCGCTTGAAGTATTCTTGTTCCTATTTAGATCATCTCTTTCCTTTTGGAGCTTCATCAATCGATCGGTGAGATCGCTGGTAGTCTTGATCAGACCAGCCAAAACCTCAAAAGTGCGGGGATGCTCAGTTTCATAGGCCAGATTCATCAGAGAATCCAGAGCATCATCTGCCTTTTTGATCAGATTGTAAAGAGTTTCTCTTGACTTTTCATAGTCCTCAGTAGCATCAACGGTCAACTCAATTGCTTCAGCTTTTTTCTTTACTTCGTTGAGTTCCTTTTTGTACCTATCGGTCAGGGCCTTTTCGGGGTCTTTTTTGGGGGTACGGTCAAACATCATTTTCACTCACTGGTTGGACATCAAGAATAGGAAGTGATTCGCCGCTGGTTTCTCCGATCAGATTTTCACCAAGGATCAATGTGTTTTCCAAATACTTGACATTGACTGAATCAGAACTGACCGATGTGGTCAAAGCCCCATAGCCTGAAGTCTCTCCTATCACCGTCTCGTTTTCCACATAACCGACCGCCGAAGAATCCAGAGTGATCTGATAGGTGTCTCGATTGTCAATTGTAGATACAAAGTGCTTGGGTTCGTCTTCCTTGACAACTACTTTTTCGTAGAAGCCACCGTGATCCAAATCAAGAAATGAAGTGATAGCTCGTCGGATGATTCCTAGGCGCGAAAGAGAGCCCAGATATCTCACCTTGGCCGAAAATGATAGGGTGTAGATCAGAGTGCGAGGATCGTTGAAATCACCTTCGTAATCGTCACTCATACTGATTGATTCCAACGAAAATGGAACATCGGTCGTAGTCCCCGGTCCCTCAATATCCTTGACCGAGATTGTGTACTCAGGTGTGAAAAGAGGAATAATCTGCTCCAGAATCTGAAGCGCATCATCTTGGGTTCGGGCCATGATATTGAGTTCAAACCCAAGATTGTAGGGGACAGGTGCATAAGCTGTATCGACCACCTCGCTCGATCCGGCTACATCAAATTTGCGACGATTGAGACGATTGAGTTTAGCCTCGGTATCATAGTCCATTGAAGTGATTTCAAAAGACATACGAGGAAGTCGAATTCCGATCTTGGGTGAATCCAGTCGATTCTCTTCGCGAATTCGAGACAGGAATTTGGACCTTGGGCCGTATGAAAGGGGGACTCTGGCCATATTGGTCAGAGTGCCATCTTCCAGCTCTCGGGCCGTGTAGATGTCGTTGAACATAGCCCCAAAGACCGACACGATCTTGCGGGTCGTCTTGTAGTAATAGTAACTTTCGTTGGCGATTCCCATTTCTTATAGTTCTCCAAATGGGTTATCGGTACTGAAGTCAATAAAGTCAGTCCCTTCGTCTCCAAAATGATGATTGGACTGATAGGGATCATTGGATGTAGTCTCAAAATCTGAATCACCCAGATCAACAACTCGGGTCACGGTTCCGACTGCTCCGCTGCTTTGGCCAACCAGAGTTGCTCCGGTCTCGATCGGACGAAATTCACCGCCGGGGTATTCGACTCTGGTCAATTTGAATACAATGTCATTATTACTTGCTTCCAGAATATCAAAATCAGAATAGTCGGCATTGACCAGAGTTCCATCGCCCAGAGTCAGGACAATCTTTTCATGGAGATCAAATTCGCCATTGGTCACATTGGGGACAATGGCCACCGAATCACCATAAAGAGTTTCAATATTGTCCAATTCTTCAATTCCGGTATCAAAGTCCTGTCTCTCATACTCAAACATTTCACATTGTAACTCGTAGATCGGAAGATCGTTGAGTTGATAGAAGGGTTTTTCGTGTTCCACAAACCGAACCTCAAAGAGAGTTTTGGAATAGGGGATGTAAATCAGATCACCTTCATAGGGTCTTTCCTGATCAATGTTATTGTTGAAAAAACCGACCAGTTGTTCCCATCGGCGACGAGCCACGATCAGAGTTACCTCGTCTCGAATCTCAAGGCCAAATTTCTGGAGCAGAGTACCATTTCCGTCAAATCCGTCCACATTGGCCAGATACATTTCAATCATATAAGAGTCGTTGAACTGGGATTCAACCTCTTCGTTCATAATCTTATCTTCTTCCACGATTGATCGAGGAAGATAATAGACATCCTGCCCGTAGATTTTGAGAGCCTCAATCGTGAGGTCTTCGATCAGCCTTTGCTCTCCAAAGTTGTCAAATCCAAAATAGGTGTTGGTAGGCATCACAATAATTTATCCGATTTCACCCATCGGAGGCATTTCGTATTTCAATTGCATCTCTTCTTCAATTCTTTCAATTTCTTCGTTGGCCTCGTCATAGATTTGTTGACCGTTCAAGGATACACCACCGGGAAGTTCAATTCCTTCATACTTCTTCATATTGACACCCCATTGCCTTTTGATCAGAGCAGTAAGATATCGTTTCAAAAAGATGTCATTGTAAACATCCGGATAGGTTTCGGGATTGACTGTGGAGTATCCTTCAATCACAAGAAAGTCGCCGATTCGGTAATCAATTTCCCAGTCGGTATCAATGTAGATTCGATTCATGTGACGATTGAATCTCACTCGCTGATTGAGACCATTGAATGTCTGATCCAGCAGACTCATGTATTGTTCAGTCATCACATAATTGATAATGGTTCCCGGTGAACGAAGATCATAGATGTCATTGAGATGGAGCTGATAGTCAAGTGAGAACATTCCGCTTCGGTTGTCCTGCTCCAGCGGAAGAACCCGAGAAACAAAAAGCAGATCATTGGGTAGATCAATGTAACGGTTATTAATATCAGTTTGGGTTACCTGATGCTTTCGATAATGACGAACAATCGCATCACTATGATATTCCTGATAGAACTGAAGAGCCTCATCAACTCGATCATCAATTTGTTCTTCGTCAACATTGATCTCCAGAACCGGAGCCCCCAGATTGCGAAGACAATAGTCGATCAATTCTTTTCTTGATGTAGGTTTGGCCATGTTATTGTTATTTATTCAAAAGAAAGGCCAAGATCGTAACCTTGGCCCTTTCAATTCTGTGACTCGATGCCTAAAGAATCAGATCAGTCAATGGTGACTGTTCCGTCTTCGTTGACGGTGTAGGCAGGAATCTGTGCAATCTTGGCTTCAATCCGCTCCCATTCTTGTGGAAGAGCTTCAGGAAGAGTTGATTGCATAAGATTGATGATGGCCGAAGAAAGTGCAAAGACTTCGGCAGCGTCTGTTCCGATTTGATCCAAAACCGCTTGAGGGTCAGATGATTGCCAGAGAAATCCGTACATCATCTCCCAGTTGCGGTAGATGCGACGAGCGGTGTCAGCCGTTGTGCGGACAATCTGCTCAGCCTTCATTTCGGCTTCGGAAGGTTGTGGTCTTGATTGCGGGTCTAGAATGCTCATAATAGTTTATTTATATGATTGAGGTTAATAGCTGAATGTGTTGAAAAACCATTGATGGCTCTTTCGGATTGCTTCGGAGAGTTCTTGAGAGAGAACATCATCCCAAGGAGCTGCTGATGTGGGTTCAATTTTTGACTTGACCGAATGGCGACCAAAGATGCCAAAATGAGAATCATTTTCTTCAACCTGCTTGGTGATATTGTCAAAGTCGTGCTTGAATGGCTCTTCCTCGATGAATTCATAGATGCGATTGATGGTGTTCTGAGGATCGCCCACAAGGTCTTCAAACTTGACAAACAGAATCTTTTCTCCCAGTCCTCGCTGGAAGATGTCCAGAGTTCGCTGAAGAGCCAGTCCTACAGGCTGAGTGTTGAGCCAGTAGTTGAGCCTTTGCTCAACTGTCATGTTGGCAATCTTGGCTGGATCATCAATGCCTTGAGGATTGTGTCGATTTTGACGATAGATGCGTTCCATTGATGCAAGGACCGAACGCAGATCACGGATCATGCAAATCATCTTGGGATTGGGATTCCATTGCTCAACCCATTCGTAGTAATGAGCCCATCCACGATTTTTGTCGATCACAACAGGACGATCGGTAACGGTCGAGTAGTAGGAATCGGCGATACCCTTACAGACCGACAGGAATGCATCATACATCAGTTGGGGATTCTGAGACTTCACCTCTGGGAGATCATAGTTGGCTCTTGCGCCAAATTGATACTCCAAAAGAGGTGAGGTCGGTGACCCGTAGATGCGAGGGTTCTGATGCAGAATCACCTGAAGCAGTTCAGAACCGCTTCGAGGCATAGACGAGTTGAATAGTAGTTTTTGATTCATAATGATGAAAAGTATTATATCATAGTTTCAAGTCGGTGTCAACCAAAAAATCAATAGGTAGGATATGCCGAAAAATCGGCAGTAGAAACCGTGTATCCTGTTGTCACACCTTCGGCAGAATCAACATCAGCAATGAGTTGATTGATTTCTGAAATCATTGAAGAAAGATTGGGGCCAAAATTCACAGCGGTATGCAGATGGGACAAAATCATTTCATTATTGAAAATGAAGAATCCTTGATAATCTCTGTGTAAGAAGTGATCGGAACATAAGACGATGGTCCGGTGAATCGTACTAGCTGATTTCGATCAGTATCAAAGTAGGTATCCCCTGTTTCAGCATCAGTAACTGAATCAAGTTCAGACGATGTCAAGTCTGGAAAATTGAGGCGACCAATTTCCAGATTCTCGGTCTGTGTATTGGATTCGTCATTACTTGTTACTGGGTATCTTTCCTGTGCCATATTGATTGATTCCTATTGAATGATTAGATTGAATATTTAGCCGCAGTCATAACAGCGGTCCATCGAATTGTGGTTGAAGCTGCTCCGGTGACCTTGATGTCAATGGAGTTATTGGTGTTGTCTGCCTCAATAGTTGCATCCCAACCAGCGACTTCTTCAAAGACCTCCTTGGTGATAGTAGATGACAAGGATGTGGTTCCTTGATAGTTCTTTCCGTGTCCTTTGAAGAAGTATGAATTCATATCTCCGTTGGCTGTATTTACGCCAATGACCTTGACATCAAATCCGATGAAGGTGTCGGTTGGAAGAACCAAGTAGGCTGGTGCATCTTCCAAATACAATTTGGTTTGGGTGGCATCGGTGGTTTCTTCACGAAAGATGAAATGAGATTCTTGACCATGATTAGGTGAATTATTGAATGCAATTTCGTGATCAATATTGGCTGTTGCCGAAGCACCAAACGCAGAAGAAAGATCTCCAGATGCGGTGTTGCTACGACCAAGCGCAGAAGAATTCTCTCCAGATGCGGTGTTGTTATAACCTAACGCAGAAGAATTCTCTCCAGATGCTTCGTTGTTATAACCAAGCGCAGA